GGTTACAGCTTTGGTGTATCAGATCCATTGGGAATGTATGCTTCTCGCGGAGCATAAAGTATGCTATAAGGTGGGTACTTCATGTATTCTCCTCATGTATAACTCAGGGGCAGCTTCGGTTGCCCCTTTCTTTTTGTTTAAATATCTAGTATTGTATATGCATCCCTGACAAACACATGGTGTGTTTGACTAACCCAGACAGGAGATCAACATGGGTACTACTACTTTTTCTGGTCCTATACGGGCTGGCAACATTCGCAACACAACGGGCACTACTGTTGGGTCAGACATAGCAAACGTAGGTTATGTTGTAATGACTCAACAACATGTAATGGATATTTCTGGCGGCGCTGTCGCAGCAGAAGCCACAAATGTAGTAATCCCTGCCAACTCAAAAATCGTAGATATAATTATTGATTTAGAAGTGGCTGCTAACACCACGACAAATATTAGTGTTGGTGATACTGTAGGCGGTGCAGCGACTCTCGTTAATGCTGTCGCTTCTGGAACTACTGTAGGTATTAAGCCGTTAGGCGCTTCTGGCGGTGGTACACTTACATGGAAAAACACTGGTACATCTGATTTGAAATTAACAGCTACCTCAAGCGCAGGTACGAATGCGGGATCAGTTGTTATAACTGTAATGTATGCACAGGCATTCAATACAGCGGTCCAGCCGTAAGGAGTAACTGATATGGGTGTATCCCACATACAGGCTACAACAGTGGCAGACGCACAGGCTGCGTCTAATACTTATGTTGCCGCTGCCGCCCGACCAAACACAGCGTTTACTATTGCAAATTCTAGCTTTACTGCTGGAACTGCTAGATTGCTTACCGTTACCACTACAGGAACAGGTGATAGCGGAAAGACAGTCACTATAGTTGGGACTGATGCAAATGGTGATGCTCTTACTGAGGTGATAACATCTACTGGTGCCGCTGCGACTGTTACAGGTACAAGTTATTTCAAGACAATAACTTCAGCTACCTGTAGTACGCAGTATGCTGCTAACGTATCTGTAGGAATGGCAGCGCAAGCTGTTTCACAAATCACCAGAAACAGGGCTGTGTTAAAAGCATTCACAACAATATCAAATTCAGCAGCGCATCAGGTTGATTTTATTAGCGGTCTAACGCCAGAGAATGGTTCTGTTTTGTTTAGAACTAAAACTAGCGGCGTAAACAATGCTGCTGATGATGTTTATATACCAGATGAAGGTGTTTTATTTGAGGGCGGTCTTGTGATTAAATATCGTGTTGATGGATCTCATATGGTCACAGCCTTTGGTCATTTCTAAATAGGATAAGGTATGGCTGAGAAGAAGGGCACCATGAAGGGTCATACTATAAAGGGCGGTCACAAGCGCCCTACCAAATCTGGTGCTGGCATGACCAAGAAGGGTGTTGCTAAGTACCGTAAGGACAACCCCGGCTCTAAGTTAAAGACTGCTGTTACAGGTAAAGTAAAAAAAGGAAGCAAGGATGCAAAGCGGCGTAAATCTTTCTGCGCTCGTTCTGCTGGACAGATGAAGAAGTTTCCTAAAGCCGCTAAAGATCCTAACAGTAGATTAAGGCAAGCAAGAAAACGGTGGAAATGTTAAATGGCTATTTCTCGTTCCCAGATGGGCAGTCAACTAACAGGCAACAGAACCTCTACAGGTGATGATGCTAAAGACTTGGACATTATTCGTTTTGGCAAAGGTGGCAAGACGAAGAAGAAATCTAAAAGTCGTGTTAATGAAGCTGGCAACTATACTCAACCAGAGAAAAGAAAGCGGATATTTAACCGTATAAAGGCTGGCGGCAAGGGCGGCAAACCGGGGCAATGGTCGGCAAGAAAAGCGCAAATGTTGGCGAAGGCTTATAAAAAAGCAGGTGGAGGCTATAAAAGCTAATGGCGCTCAAGAAGTCACAGAAGAGCTTGAAGTCTTGGACGAAGCAAAAGTGGCGAACAAAGTCTGGCAAGCCATCGACGCAAGGGAGCAAGGCTACAGGCGAGCGATATCTTCCTGAGAAGGCTATCAAGTCTTTGACCTCTGCGGAGTACGCCGCTACTACGAAAAAGAAACGCGAGGCCACCAAGAAGGGCAAGCAGGTTGCCAAGCAGCCTAAGAAAATTGCAGAAAAAACCAAACGGTTTAGGAGCGTAGTAACATAATGGCTGTAGTAACCCCAGACATGCCAGAGATCTTTGAGGAAGCCTTTGAAAGGGCTGGCCTTGAAATGCGTACTGGATACGATCTTAAAACCGCACGAAGAAGTTTAAATCTTTTAACATTGGAGTGGCAGAACCGTGGTCTTAATCTCTTCACTATTGAAGCGGGTACGCTCGCTGTTACAGCGGGTACGGCAACGTATACCCTTCCTACGGACACCATCGATATCATCGAACACCAAATCCGTACAGGAACAGGTACAAACCAAATCGACACCTCCCTCGAAAGAGTCAGTGTCGCAACCTACGCCCAGCAAACCAACAAAAACACGGAAGGTAGGCCGACCCAAATCTACGTCCAAAGGCTCCCAACGGAAACAAAAGTAACTTTGTGGCCTGTTCCTGATAACACAACAGCTTACACAATATCTTACCATAGACTAAAGGGTATTGATGGGCTGTCATCTGGAGTAGGTACAACTATATCTTCTGTGCCACCTCGCTTTGTGCCCTGTTTGGTAGCTGGCATGGCTTATTACCTAGCCATGAAAAAGAACCCACAGATGGCGGTTGGACTAAAGCAAGAGTATGAGCTTCAGTATAATCTTGCAGCAGGTGAAGATGAAGAGCGAGCGTCAATAAGGTTTGTGCCCTTTAATACATACATAATGGGTGCGGGATGAGCTACGCGAGAGGCAAATATGCTTTTGGCTACTGTGATAAGACAGGGTTTAGATATCCTTTGTCTGACCTTGTTCCTGAGTTCAGCAACGGCGTTAAGACTGGATTTCTAGTTGGTCGTGATGTTGTTGATCCAGATCAGCCACAAAACTTTTTGGGCAGAGTTAAAATAAATGATCCTCAATCTCTGAGAAACCCAAGACCAGACACATCCTTGCAGGAGAGTCGTGGTCTGTTTGGGTTCAATCCCGTTTGGAACGACCTTCAGTTTATGCAGGCTGAAGTTGGAACTGTTACTATCAACATAACTTAGGAGTTAAGGCGATGATGAAGAAAAAGGGTTATAAAAAAGGTGGCGTTACCAAAAAAATGGCTGGTGGTGCAATGAAAAAGAAACCTGTAGCTATGAAAGCAGGTAGCAAGGTTACGAAGAAAGCCGCTGGCGGCAAGATGCCTATGGTCACAAAGAACGGAAAGAAAGTTCCAGCTTTTGCGGCTGATGGGGTAGGCAAGATGAAAAGGGGTGGCGTTACCAAAAAAAGAATGGGCGGCGCTATGATGAAAAAGAAAAAGGGCTACGCTAAAGGCGGTAAAACTAAAAAGTAAAGTCAACTTGGGGGGATAGATTGGCTTATTTGCAGAGTAACATACCGCACTTCAAGTGTTGGGTTCGCCGTGAGTATACTCACAACCATGAACAATACCACGGCGAGTTCTTACATGCGATGGCAATAGCGGTAACGACAATGCCAAACAGATGCTTGAGCTTTCAAGTTATCTTTACAGGATGTGAGGCAGATGAAGAAGGGGATGAGAATGTACACGGTGGCGCAATGTGGGCGAGAATGCCTATAACCGCTCTTGTAGCCGATGAGCCGCTCAATGAGTGGCCTTCTGCCATGTCTGTGCATGATGCCCAGCCTTGGGACTGTTCGTCCTACAATCACGCTGTGTACGTCTTGGATAGAGCAACACCATGTCCTTGGTTGGCAAAGATAGATGGGAATATGTATCCTGCTAAATATATGTTTACTGTTGATTACTCTGAGAGTGAGATAGCAGATGATCCAGCACAACATAAGCAAAGTCATGTTATGCAGCTTTTAGATGCTGGAGAGTGGACTGGTAATGTGGTGGCACTGCCTAATAATCGTGTAAGGGTTACTCATCCTGCGTGGTTTGAGACTGGTACTGGTGCCCCAGACTTCAAGCCATCTCAACATATACACTATTCAAAATCTGATTTAGACTATACTATGGATGTCAATAAAATATTCGATAACCTGTACCAAGAGGAATAAGTTCAAATGAACTATTCAGAACTGACGCAAGCGATCAAAGACTATACGGAGAACACAGAGAGTACCTTTGTGACCAATATCCCTAACTTTGTGCGTCAGGCTGAAGAGCGGATCTTTAGGGATATCACTATTCCAGAATTACGCAGGAACGTCACAGGCAATGTAAATGCTGGCAATAAGTATGTTGCGAGGCCTGATGACTTTTTAGCCACTTTCTCCTTAGCTATTATCAATGGTACAACGTACAATTACCTTTTAGACAAAGAGGTAAACTTTGTGCGTGAAGCTTTCCCTGATACCACAGTGCAGGGCTTGCCTCAGTATTATGCTATATTTGATGGAGATACCGCAACAGGTCATGGTAACTTTTTGCTAGGCCCTACGCCTGATGCTGCATATAACTTAGAGTTACATTACTATTATGATCCACCTTCTATTGTTACTGCGAGTACATCTTGGCTTGGAGACAATGCAGAAGCGACATTGCTTTACGGATCTCTCATAGAGGCGTATACGTTTATGAAGGGCGAAGGCGATATGGTTCAGTTGTATAATGAAAGATATTCATCAGCCCTTATAAATATGGCTACCTTGGGTGCTAAGTTAAGAACTGATACATACAGGCAACCCGCCGCGTAGGAGATAGGGTATGGCAATAATTCAAACAACATGTACGTCTTTTAAGCTTCAGCTTCTAAAGGCAGAACATGATTTTGAAGCACATACGTTTAGGATAGCTTTGTATTCCAGCACGGCATCTTTGGGGGCTGATACGACTGTATTCAGTACAGCAAACGAAATAACCAATACATCTGGAACGGCGTATACTACGGGGGGCAAGCCGTTGACAGTTACATCTACATTTCCAAAGACCTCTGGCACTACCGCTATTGTGGACTTTGATAATATTTCATGGACTGACGCAAGCTTTACAGTAAGGGGGGCGCTGATCTATAACGCGAGTGCTTCCAATAAAGCGGTTGCTGTGTTAGACTTTGGAAGCGACAGGGTTGCTAGTAATAGTACCTTTGAAATACAATTCCCCGTAGCGGATGCCACATCTGCTATAATTCGCATAGCATGATAGGAGTTATCTAAATGGCGAGCTTTGTAAAAGTAAACGATTTTGTGGTAAATGCAGTCCACAATGTAGACCTTGCAAGCGATCAGCTTGCTGTAGCCTTAACAAATACTGCACCGGGCAGTGAATCAAGCAACCCAACCGCAGATGGTAATGGTATTGTTGGTAATCTCACACAGATTAGCTACAGCAATGTGTCTTCTCGCAACCTGACTACAAGCTCATCATCACAGTCTGGTGGTGTATATAAGCTGGTTGTCGCAGATCTTACGCTTACTGCCTCTGGTACGGTTGGTCCATTCCGTTACATTTATATCTTTGATGATACGGTTACTTCTCCAGCGGATCCAATCATTGGGTACTATGACTATGGCACCTCATTGACGCTGAACAACGGTGATACCTTTACCCTAGACTTCAGCCCAAGCAACGGTGTCATCCAACTAACATAAGGCAGTATCATGGCGAAGCTCTTTAACAGAGCCAAGATGACAACCAGTACCACGGGTACTGGCACAATCACACTTGGCAGTGCGTCTACGGGGTTTCAGAGTTTCGCGGATGCTGGGGTTAGTAACGGTGACGTAGTACAGTACGTTATTGAGGAACTTTCTAACTTTGAAATAGGAACTGGTACATACACTTCGTCTGGCACAACCCTTACAAGGACTGTGCAGGAGAGTTCAAACTCAGATAATGCCATCAGCCTCGCGGGGAACGCTGTTGTCTTTATTAGTGCGGTAGCCAGTGACTTAAACATCTTGCAGAATGCAGGGTCTACCAAGGTTGCGGCTACATCCTCTGGTGCCACGGTTACAGGTAACTTGGCTGTAACGGGCACTGTGGATGGACGCGATATTGCAACGGATGGCACAAAGTTAGATACTGTAGAAACCAATGCTGACGTAACGGATAGCTCAAATGTAGGATCTTCTCTTACAGGTTTTGCTACGGGCACAGATGCAGGTTCCTCTGATCTTATTCCTGTTTACGATGTGAGTGCATCTGCTTGGGAAAAGCAGACTATCGCCAATGCCGCTCTGCAAGGACCGACTGGGCCTACTGGCCCCACAGGTCCAACTGGCCCGACAGGGCCAAACGGACCTACTGGCCCTACTGGACCCCAAGGTCAAAAGGGCCAAAAGGGGGAGGTTGGTTCAACAGGCCCAACAGGCCCAACTGGCGGTACTGGACCAACGGGTTCGACAGGCCAAAAAGGTCAGAAAGGCGAGGTCGGTAATACAGGCGGCACAGGCCCAACCGGACCGACAGGCCCTACGGGTCAGAAGGGCCAGAAAGGTGAAGTCGGTAATACTGGTGGAACAGGCCCGACTGGACCGACAGGCCCCACAGGGAACACGGGCGGTACAGGTCCGACTGGCCCACAAGGACAAAAAGGACAGAAGGGGCAAAAGGGTCAAACTGGTAACACAGGGCCAACCGGACCAACGGGGCCAACCGGACCAACGGGTTCGCAAGGCCCAACGGGAGGCACAGGCCCAACGGGAAGCACAGGTCCAACTGGCCAGAAGGGGCAGAAGGGGCAAACAGGAAGCTCTGGCGGCACAGGCCCAACGGGTCCGACTGGTCCAACAGGACCATCAGGTAGCCCCTTTGGTGGTGGTACGTTTACTAATAATATAGCCTTTAATGACGGATATGGTATAACCCGTGTTGAGGATATTGGTCTTGATGGCAAGCTATATCATTATGGCGATACAGATACATACATACGATTTCACAGTTCAAATCAGATGGAGTTCGTCGGAGCGGGCGCTCAGATTGCAACATTTTATGGAGCATCGGGGCAAGCTGGAAATGTATATTTTAGCAACATTAGTTTTGTTCAAGTAAGTTCTGACTTACGTGCGACAGGAAACATAACCGCGTATTATTCAGATGAAAGACTAAAAACTAAAACGGCTAATATTGAAAACGCGCTTGATAAAGTAAACTCGCTTCAAGGCTTTTACTATGTAGAGAATGATTTAGCGCGGTCCTTTGGGTATACTAGTAGTCAAACACAGGTAGCTTTATCTGCTCAGCAAGTAAAAGCTGTAATGCCTGAAGTTGTTAGCCTAGCTCCTTTTGATATTGCAAATGTACGAGAGTTTGAAACTGGTGCTGAGAAAGATCAAAAATCTGAGTCAGGAGAAAATTACTTAACAATAGATTATGCAAAACTGGTTCCTCTTTTAGTTGAAAGCATTAAAGAATTAAAGGCTAGGATTGAGGTTTTAGAAAATGGCTCTTCCTAGTAGTGGTGCAATATCTTTAAATGAAATGCACGTTGAGGTTGGAGGTTCTAGCGGCTCACAGGTTTCATTAAACGATGCTGATATTCGTGGGCTAATCTCAAAAGGCTCTGGCGTTCAAATGTCTTTTAATGAATGGTATGGCGCATCAGCAGGGCCAGCATTAAATAACTTTGACTTATTAAATGCAACTTTTGGATCAGAAAGAACTTTAGTTCAATTACAGCCAACGAATGTTGGTACTCAACAAAATACTCAATGGATGAGACTTCCAAATTATAGTGATGATGCTTTTATGGCAGACTTTAGCCATGATGGAACAAAAATGTTTGTCATGGGACTTCCCGCTACGTCCTCCGCTGGTAACGCTTCGCTTTATAGGTACGATATGAGTACAGCTTGGGATATAACAAGCGCCGTGGGGCAAACTGGTTTGTCGGGTACAACAAGTAATGGTTACGTTCTTCCAAGAACTATCGGTGGCACTAGTATTACTTATGGTAGTTATAGTAATCCCCCCTGCTTTAAGTTTTTTAACAGTGGTCAGGGGATTCTAATTTCATATCAACCAAGCAGCAATCGTGCAAGTTTGATCTACGGCTCAATGACAACTTCTTATGATCCATCTACCGCAACTTGGTCAACATTGAATACAAATATAAATTACATGAGTAGAACATTTAATATTGCTGTAACTCAAGATTTAAAAACTATAATGTTTTCTGCTAACTACTCTAATATTTTTTATCCTTTCGCAAGACTTGTAAGACTTGTTAGCTCATCAGCTAATGCAATGAGTAGTGGACTTTCTGCATACACACAGACTGTTTATGATTACAGGGTTTATCAGGGTGCTGGTAGTACTAACAATACATCCAGAACTTGGATTTTTGGTCTTGATGTAGACATGTCTTCTACATCTTCTTACGCGGGCGGCACAAATATTACAGGTTATACAAACCAATATACTAAGCGTTATATACATAGATATGATGATACGTTTAATGGCAGTAGTAGTGATTTTAATGCAAATACTTCCGCAGGGTCGGCAGCTACCAACGTATTAACTCCTTCTGAAAGTGATGCTTATAAAGCCATAAGGCGTATAGTAATAAATTCAGCGGGTACAAAAGGGCTTGCCCAATTAGGACCAACTGCCACTGTAAGCGGTGGCTTAACTTCCACGGAAGCAAAGAATTGGACTTACCCCCAACGGATCGTTAATGTAACTTGGTAACTATCATTAGGTGGGGGGATAATGAGGCAAAATTGGCAGATGTGGTCTGGTGGATTATCTGACGAAGATCTTTCAACAGTGCTTTTAAAAGCGGCAAAGCTTAACACAAAAGCTGCTACAACTTTTAACAATGCAGACACGAGCGTAAGGTCAAGTGATGTAGCTTGGTTAAGCGGCAACACAGAGGTTCAAGATATTCTCTGGAGATATGTAAAAGCTGCGAACGAAAATGCTTTTCACTGTCAAGTTGAAAATATTTGTGACATTCAATTTACAGAATATCACGCTGATAAGGGTGGTCATTACGACTGGCACATAGATGTAAACTGGAACGGCAATAATTTTAGAGACAGGAAATTAAGCGTCACGGTTCAGCTTTCAGACACAAGCGAATATGAGGGCGGGGGATTTGAGTTTGCGGAATGCCAAACACCAGACGCTTCATCTCGCCTCAAGGGAACCGTACTAGTTTTCCCAAGCTATTTGCAGCATAGAGTTTTGCCTATAACAAGAGGCACAAGAAAAAGTCTTGTTGCGTGGTTTGAAGGTCCAAGGTGGCAATAGTCTATCAGATTTCTCTGCATGGGTCTGCTTATGACGCACGGGGAAAAGATTGGGATACGGTAGAGAAGGAGACGGGCTGCATTAGAGACGCGCAGTGGCGTGATCCAATACTCTACAGGCCCCTGTTGATTACGGAGTTTGGTTGCGCTGTTAGCCACCTCAAGGTTTGGGAAAAGATAGCGGCATCTAATCGCAATGGGATAATCCTTGAAGAAGATGCAGTCTACGATAGCATTGACCCTAATGCGGTAGACACCCTATTGAAGGAGCATGACAGCGTTTGGTTGGGATACCGTCTTAATACTCTTGGCTATTGGTATAATTGTCATGCTTACGCTATTAGACCAGAAACCGCCAAGAGATTGATAGAAGGCTACAAGGATGCTATCATCCCTGTAGATGAGTGGGTGCCTGCCAAGCTAAAAGTTCAATCGAACTTTTTCTTTACACCAGAGGTGGTAAAGCAGATACCAAGAGAAGTTAGACCAAGCACGATTGAGGGGGAATCAATGCAGGTACATGTACTAACCGTTGGAACAGATCAAAGTAAAATGTGGGCTTTAGAGCAATCTGCAAAAGCGCACGGGATAACGTACTTAAATCTAGGTCGCCAAGTAACTTGGATGGGCGGCACAATGGAAGTCCAAGGCGGGGGCCAAAAGATTAACCTTGTACGCAACCACCTTGAATCGCTGCATGATGGAGATGTTGTGCTGTTCGTTGATGGGTATGATGTTATCATAAACGATACGCTGCCTACTATCTTAGAGAGATATGAGGATATGGGTGCGGATATCATATTCGCAGCAGAAAAGAACTGTTGGCCCGATTCGACGATGGCGTCACAATTTCCTCTGTCAACAATCTATAGGTACTTAAACAGCGGCGCGTACATAGGTAAAGTGGGTATGCTCAAAGAGTTTCTTAATGAGGCCGTGCCCAATGACTCTGATGATCAACTATGGATGCAAAAAAGATTTTTATCATCTGACTGGCAATCTACGGCTTCTGCTAATTTAGATTACGAAGGATACATCTTTCAGTGTGATGACGATATTGAGATTATCAATGGTCAACTATCAAACGGCATGTGCTGCCCATGTATCTATCATGGAAATGGTGGCGATGACGCAAAGGTAAGATTTAAAAATCTTGCAGATAAATTTGGTTATGTAGAAGAGGCAGACGTATTATCTCCAGTATTCCATAAGGGCCTTGAGTACGAAGAGATTGCACCAGAAATACTGGTGACGGAGTTTATGTCAGAGGCTCAGTGCCAACAGTACATTGAAGCATCAGAAGGCCTTGGTAGATGGGGTGAGCTTGATGGTGATAAGTTTCCAGCGCAAGAAATAAGACTCAAAGAACTAGCTTTGTGGAACGAGATATCAGGACTATGGGCTAACAAGCTTAGTAAGATATGCGAGAAGCATTGGTATCCAGAAGCGTACCTTGGGTTACGTGATGCGTTTACTATGCGTTATTCTATGGACACACAGACAGAATTAGGTTTGCATACAGATGCGTCTTTATTCACAGGCAGCGTAAAGCTTAATGATGATTACGCTGGTGCGGAGCTTGTTTTTCCTAGACAAGAGTTTACAAACAAGGATGTAAAAGTTGGGCAGTGCATTTTGTTTCCGTCTATGGTAACACATGGACATAAGGTTCTTCCTTTGCGTGGGGGAAAGAAGTATAGCTTGACCATGTGGACCTGTCGATATGAGGGTGACTCAAACTAAAAACAATGTTAGCCTCCTGCTATGTTAGGACAAGCCCCCATAGCAGGTGCCCCGTTAGCGGGTTCTGGTAGTGTAGCTAGAATTGTTAGCCTAGACCACGGGTCTTTTGCAACAACAGGTCAGGCGGCGGGAACTAATATAGCCCTCAGTGATGGTTTTGGCACAGGCAGCTTCGCTGTTTCTGGTCAGACAGTTACTCTTAACATAGCTATGAATGAAGACTTTGGAGTGGGTAGCTTTGCAGTTACGGGTCAGGCTGCGCCTCTAAATGTTTCCGCAAGTCTTGCGACAGGTTCTTTTGCTGTAGTTGGGCAAGAAAACAGCATAGTTGCGGGTAAAGCGTTACCGGGTGGCGCAGAAGCAGGTTCCTTTGCGCTTACAGGTCAAGCCTTTTCTCCTGTATTAGATGTAAGTGCTATACTGGATCACGGAAGTTTTGCCGTAACAGGTCAGGCTGCGTTTGGTCTTATAGGTGAAATCTTTGAGCCGGGTGGTTTTAATTTAACAGGGCAAACCTCCAACTTCCAAAAGGCTATAAGGTTGACCGCAGATCACGGTAGCTTTGCAGTTTCTGGTCAGGCTTTTTCTCCTGTACTTGATGTAAGTGCCATACTGGATCAGGGATCATTTGCGCTTACAATGCAGAATGTGGACACCAAGGTATCAAGGGTTATTGGCTTTGGATCGTTTGCTCTGGCGGGCCAAGATACGGGCACTGTAATTGCCTTGCGGGCGCAGCCTGACAGGGGATCATTTGCGGTCACAGGGCAGGCGGTAAATACACTGATTGCAATGCGTGAAGAGTTGGCGCATGGAAGCTTCGCAGCAAACGGACAAAACTTAAACTTCCAGAAATCTATGAATGCAGAGGCTGGTAGTTTTGCTCTTACAGGATTTACCGCAACTAAAAAAGTAAGCGAAGCAATGGATCACGGTTCGTTTGCTTTAACGGGCCAAGCTATAAACTTTAAAAAGACTGCTAATCTTGAGGTGGGTAGCTTTGCTGTCACAGGACAGGATGTCACTACACGGTTTGAGGGTAGCGTTGCATTAGATCAAGGGTCTATAGCTCTTACAGGTCAAGCGGCTAATTTCAAAGTAGATAAAGTTATTTTTGCAAATGCAGGAAGCTTTGCTCTTACTGGGCAGGATGTTGATCTGGGCTTTGCGTTTAAATTATCCTTAGATGCAGGATCATTTTCTTTAACAGGCTTTGACGCAAACGCTAAATTTACAGAAGTTTTAGATGTCGGGCAGTTCAGTGTCGCTGGACAGGATGTTACGATGAAACTAGGAGAGGCTGTAGAGGGAGTTTCAATAACCGTATTCATTGGGGGCGCTGCTGTTTACGGTCTAATACTTCCAGATCAAGATCCAAACTTTGTAACAATCACACCAGCACAAGATCCACAATGGACCCTTGTTGCTTAGAAACAGAATAAAACGTATATTAAGTGCAATTGAACTTTTTAGATAGGCGCTCAGATGGCTACATATACAGACGCAAACGGCGTTAAACTGATAACCACAGGTGATGAGGCTGGAACATGGGGTTCTAGCACAAACGTCAATCTGCAAATCCTTGATCGGGCAGCTAATGGCTTTGAGTCCATTACTCTAAGCTCCACCAGTTACATTCTGGCCCTATCGGCGCAGCCATCTTCTGCGGAAAACGGGCACTACAAAGCTATAAGGTTTACGGGCACCCCCGGCGGTACATGCACAGTAACCTTGTCACAGAATGATAAGGCCAGAGTATATATGATCCTTAACGCTACAAATGCGGCTTTGATCATTACCCAAGGATCTGGTGATAGTGTAACGATTGAGGTTGGTAAAGGTTCTATTGTCCTTGCAGATGGAGCGGGCATTGGCGCGTCAGTAACCGACTTTACCGCTGCGGTTCAAAACGTAACAGACTTATCTAGTCCATTTAATGTTGGTGCCACTAGCGTTACTACATCTGGCGCAGAATTAAATTTGCTAGATGGTTCTGGTGCGGGCACCATCGCCAACAGTAAAGCTGTAATCTACGGATCATCTGGCGAAGTAAACGCCACAACGCTACAAATAGCTGGCACATCCATCACCGCTACGGCTGCGGAGTTAAATTATGTTGATGGTGTTACCTCTGCAATCCAAACTCAGATTGATGCAAAGCAGCCTCTTGGGACTGTAACGGTTACAGTAGCAAACCCCGGTTCAGGTAATAAATATTATATAGATGGATCCTCACAACAGACGGTAGAGATAAAGCCTTCTGTCACATACAGGTTTGATCAATCAGATAGTTCTAATAGTGGGCACCCACTACGCTTTAGCACAACTTCAAACGGAACTCATGCTGGGGGCAGTGAGTTTACAACAGGAATTACAACAGCGGGAACGCCGGGAAGCGCGGGTGCTTACACGCAGGTCAAGCTGGAGCAAGATGCTCCTATTGTTTTGTATTATTATTGCACAAACCATTCTGGCATGGGTGGCAAGGCGGTTATTCGCATGTCAGATCTAACAGTAAGCCGTGCTTTAATTTCAGATAGTGGGGGAGATATCGCGGTATCTGCGGTTACTGCAACGGAGCTTGGATACTTAGATGGCGTTACCTCTGCCATTCAAACGCAAATAGATAGTAAGCAGGGCACTCTATCCTTAACCGCGAACAGAGCTTTGATTTCAGATAGCGGGGGATCTGTTAGCGTATCTCCTGTCACCAACACAGAGGTAGGATATCTTGATGGTGTTACGTCTGCTATCCAGACGCAGATTGATAGTAAGATTAATGGATCATCTTTAAATGCTTCTAATTTAAGTAGTGGTACGGTGCCTGACGCTAGGTTGCTTGGCGCTAATCCAATTTTGAATGGACTTGTAGTTAGTAGTAGTGGATCACCTGCCACCAGTAGTAATGATATATATTCTGCGGGAGATATCACAGCAGCGGTAGCACTTAACACTAATAAAATTGAAAATATTGGCTCTAATGATCTTCATTTGGATTCAAGCCAAGACGTCATATTAGATACCGCTGGTGGTGGGAATGTTGAATTTAGATCTGGTGGGAGTGTAGCATCTGGAAAAATCAACGCGAATACTTCAAGTCAACTTTTATTTAAAGCGGGTACAAATGGAGACGCTAATCAACTTCTTCTTCAAAGCTCAGGTGTAAATGTACATCAAGGTCTGAGAGTGGGTGATACACAAGCTGCGACAGACAACGATATTTACGCTGTTGCGGATATTGAGGCAGGGGCAGATTTAAAGGCAGGGGGAGAAATTAAACTTACTGGTGGCGCTCAAGATTGGACTTTTGAAGTAGACGGTAGCAACCGTTTAGTAATCCAGTACAATGGAACCTCACTAGCTAGGATAGATACTAGCGGGAATTTAGTTGTTGCGGGTGATGTAACATCCTTTGGTAGCTTATAATGACAATAACTTCGACGGATAACTTTGGACATGCAAGCGGCTCGATATCTATGAGTGAGTTGCGTGATTATTATGGCCTTACTGGGTCTGTATCTCTTAATGCAAATCTTAATGGGGGTACTAACCCAGTTCCTAGTAGTCTGCCTGCGGCTGGATCAGCACTTAAAATGTCCGACTTCCGTAGTAAAAACAGGATACTAAAGAAAAAAGGCACTACAGAAGTAAAGACAAGTGGTGTTTTTTGGTCTCCAGCACAATCAGGTTGTCC